GTCAAAACTGGCGTGTATGCAAAGAACCCTAAGAAGGTGTCCGGGGTCTCCGTGAGCAAGGATTGGGCCATTACCAAGATCGACCACGACAAGGTGCCCATTGAGATCGCCGGCGCTGTCATCCGGCCGGTGGATGAGGCTGCCATCATGCGGCTGATCCGGGCCACCAAGGGCGGCATCAAAATCCCCGGGGTCGAGTTCACTGAAAAAGCGAAAATGAGTTTTAGGGGGAAATAAATTATGAGTACAGCTATGAGCAGAGCGGAAAGCAACGCGCTGTCCGTTGTCTATGAGGTCGCGGGGACCCAGGTGGCCCTTGACCTTCCGTTCGTGAAGAGATACCTGGTCCGGGGCAAGAGTGAGCTTGTCAGCGATCAGGAAATCGTTCTCTTTATGAACACATGCAAGAGCCAGGGCATGAACCCGCTGGTCAACGGCGAGGTCTACCTGATTAAGTACAGCAAGGATGACCCGTCGCAGATCGTGGTCGGCAAGGGATCCTATCTCCGCCGGGCCGTGGAGCACCCGGACTTCCTCCATAAGGAGGACGGCATCCTGGTCATGCGCGGCGATGAGATCATCAAGAAAGAGGGCTGCTGTCCCTACCCCGGCGAGAAGCTGCTGGGCGGCTGGTGCCGGATCACCTATCTCAGGGGCCAGGCGGAACGGACCGCATACAAGGAAGTGGCCCTGTCTGAGTACGACAAGAACATGGCGAACTGGAAGTCCAAGCCCGCCACGATGATTAACAAGGTGGCTGTCAGCCAGTGTGGCCGGGAGGCTTTCCCCCGCGACTTCCAGGGGACCTACTCCGAGGATGAGATGGTGGCCGCCGGGGCGATCCCCGCTGACTACACCATCGTGGGCGAGGGCGACGATGGGGATGATCCCCCCGATGACCCGGTTATCTCCCAGGCCCAGCGCCAGGCCCTCTTCAAGCTGGCCCATGACCACTTCGGCCAGAAAGAGGGGAACGAGGTCATCCTGCGGCTGATCGGAGAGCATGGGTTGAAGAGCACCACGGGCATGACAACATCCGTCTATGAAGCGGTGACGGATGCGCTCACCCAGGTCATCAAGAGCCTTGCCGACACGAACGGCGGTGACGGCCAGCCCCAGCCGGGGGCCGCGCCCGAGCAGGGCCAGTGATACTCCAGGGGGACGGTCTCCGTCCCCCTCCGAAGGTAGGTGATTAAATGGCCTGGATCAGCGTTCACGATCACGTTGACGGGAAAAAGTTGCGGCGGATGTCCAAGATGCTGAACTGCTCCAAAGCCGAGGCGCTGGGTATCCTGAATTTCCTGTGGTTTTGGGGGCTCAACAATGCGGATGAAAACGGCAGGATCGAGGACGCCGACAGGGACGATATTGCCGAAGTCCTCTCAGGAAAGACCCAGCTCCCGCTTGATGAGGTAGTAACTGCGCTTTTCAATTCTGGATGGCTGGATGATGTGGAAGGGTGCATATACCTCCACGACTGGTCAGACTGGCAGGAACAGTGGTACAAATTCCGAAAGAAGAAGGACTACGACGCCAAGAGGAAGCGGCTCGAACGCTCCAGGAACAAGGGAGACCACGAACCGGACCCGCCGCCGCAGGAGGAGCCCCAGGTGGACCGCTCCCAGGATCCTGTGGAAGATGCAGGAGAACAGCCGAAGAAGCCCGCCAAACCGAAGCCGGAAAAGAAAAAATATGCTGAGTTCGTCAGCCTGACGGAAGCCGAATATCAAAAGCTGGTTGAGCGTTTCGGAGACCAGGTTGCGAATATGGCTATTGAGATATTAGACAACTATAAGGGGGCAAACCCCAAAAAGCGGAGGTATGAGAGCGACTATCGCGCCATCCTGAACTGGGTCGTTAAGCGCGTAAAGGAGGAAAACCCCCAGCTTTTCCGAAATTCAGCGAACCCGGGCAGCGGCAGAGGTTTAGGTTACTATGATCCCGGGGACACGGAAGGGAGCCTATGAGGTGTGGCCGCTGATATCGAGTTATCAAGAATGGAGGGGATACTGTGAGCGGATTTGTTGATACATTTTACGACATAGCAAAAAAGGCGGCCAAGCTGTCGCCGGAGAACCCTGGAGACTACCGAGCGGATGATGGTCTGCTATACTGCGGTAAATGCCACACGCAGAAACAGTGTCGCATCAATCTCATGGGCAAAGAGGACATCGTGGGCTGCCTGTGCAAATGCGAGGCTGAAAGGCTGGACGCTGAGGATCGGGCCCTGAAAAAGCGGGAAGAAATGGCCCGCGTCAACTCCCTTCGAGTCCGAGGCATACAGGATAAGGCCGCGCGAGAGCACACCTTTGACAGGGCCGATCAGACGCCGGAGATCATTAAGTGCCATAGGTATGTGGACCGCTGGCCTGAGATGCTGCGCAACAACATCGGATTGATGTTTTGGGGGGCTGTGGGAAACGGGAAAACATTCGCTGCTTCGTGCATCGCCAATGCCCTCATTGATCGAGGAATCCCCGTCCTGGTCACATCGTTCCCACGCATCTTAAACGCCGGATGGGATAAGTCGGAGATCATCAGCCAAATGAGCCATTTTCCCCTCATGGTCATTGATGACCTTGGAACCGAGCGCAAAAGCGAGTATGCTCAGGAAATTGTCTATTCTGTGGTGGATGAAAGGTACAAAGCTGGGAAGCCCCTGATTATCACAACCAATCTGACCTACGCTGAGATCAAGGCCGAGGAAAATATGAGCTATCAGCGCATTTACTCTCGCATCCTTGAAATGTGCACCCCAATTCAATTTAGGGGTGTTTCCCGGCGAACAAATATTGCTTCAGGCAAAAAGCAACTCGCCAAAGAGATATTCGGATGAAAAATCTCGCTGGCGTAATTGAGAATTTTTGGAGGGCGCTGTATGAGCGGCATGAAAAACAAGGTCAAAATCGGCGCGGCGGATGACAGGCTGGCGCTGGCCTCTATCCTGCTGAAGAATGGCTATGCTGTCCAGATCACCAAGTCCGAGCGGGACAGCAAGAAGTCATACGATTACTACGTCGAATATGAGGAAGCCAAGAATGGAAGTTAAGTTTGTGGTCCCCGGACCGCCGAAGGGGAAAGGCCGGCCGCGCTTCTCCACCGTTGCCGGACACGCCAAGGCCACAACCCCGAAAGACACCGTTCTTTATGAGAACCTGGTCAAAACCGAATACCAGCGCCAATGCGGCGAGGCCAGGTTTGAGGACGGCGCGATGCTGGACCTCCGGGTGGTGGCCTACTACCCGATCCCCTCCAGCAAGTCCAAGAAACAGCAACAACTCATGGAGGCTGGGGTGATCCGGCCCACGACAAAGCCGGACAATGACAACATCCTGAAGATCGTCGCGGATAGCTTGAACCAGGTGGCCTATAAAGACGATGCTCAGGTGGTGGACGCACAGATCAGGAAGTTTTACTCCAGACGCCCCAGAGTGGCCGTAGTCATCCGGCCGGCGGCGGTGCCCGAAGCCCTGGAAGGGGGCGGTCCTGGATGAGCAGGCGGAAGTACCAGAAAGGGAAGCTGGTCACAAGCCTGGATGAGTTCTTCCAGCATGAGTATTTCATCGTGATGGGGAAAACTCAACATCGCGGGTGGTGCCAATCCTGGCAGTTAGGGCTTGCGCGGCTATACATCGAAAGAGGGGTTGTGTTCGTTGCGGAGCCGATCACCGACGGCCAGGGGGTGCCCAATGAGTAAGGAAATCGACTGGAGCGAAATCCACGGTGAAGGCGATGTGGTATGCACCTGCGATTCCTGCGGACATCAGGAACGCTTCCCGTTTGATGACTCCACCCCGGACTACAAAGGGGTGCAGGGGCGGCTCTTCGGTATGGGCTGGACATCCTGTAAAGTTCACAACTCCTGGCGGGACTTCTGCTGCGAATACTGCCGGAACCAATACATCAAAAAACACACATAGGAGGCTAAAATCATGTGCCAAACGAACGATCTGCCTATTTCCCTGAAGAGCAATACCTTCAACGCTCTCTGCTCTGACTTCGACCAGGTGATCCGCGCCACCCTCCAGGGGATGAGCGACACCAGCCAGGACACCGCCGAGGTCAATGTGAAGGTGAAGATCACCCTGACCCCGGACTCCGCCCCGGACTTCACCGTTAAGGGCATCGGCCAGCAGACCCGCGCCATCACCAAGCCGAAGTTCGATCACACGGTCACGGCGGTGATCCAGCGGAAGGAGAAAAAGACCGGGACCCTCTCCGGCAACTATGAGCTGGTGTGGGATCAGGAAACTTGCACCTACGTCATGCGCCCGATTGATGACGGCCAGAGTTCCCTCTTCGACGATGAGAAGGGCGGCGGTCCCTCTGAGCCCCGCGCTCTCCCGCCCGGGGTCGTTGATGCCGGGTTCCATGAGGTGGGGGACGATGAGCCGGCCGACGATCTGAAACAGCGGCGGGAAGCCTTCAACTGGCTGAAGGACTTCATCGACTCTGAGATGAGCGTCATGGAGGCGATGGGCAACTACACTGTCCGGGATAAGGGCGGAAGAGTGATCCTGTCCTCTGCCACCGGGGACACCAGCCCCTTCTATGCTTCGGTGGAAACCCTGGAACCCCATGTCGGTCACTCTCTGGTCTGCGTCGAGGCCCCGGATGCTATCGTCATCATGTGCGAGGACTGCGATGAGGTCATCTTCCGCATGAGCAACCCTGACGCTGAGGAGGATGATCCCCAGGAGCCCGGCGAGGGAGAGCCCCAGGAAGGCGCTGAGGAGGCCGAGAAACTGCTGGACCACCCCGGGGATGGGGATTACCCCTATGGCGAGGAAGGCGATCCCTACGGCGGTTCTGAGGCCGAGGAAGAGTAAACCAGTCCAACTATCAGGACTGGCTTAAAAATTAACTGCGAAGGAGAACCTATGATGAAAGAAAAGTTTTTGGAAATCTACCGTGAGAACATCACCCGCCCCGGGTCCGAGGAGTTCCTGAAGTGGCTGGAGTCCACCGACTTCTTCACCGCCCCGGCCAGCACCCGCTTCCACCTGTCCCGCCCCGGCGGGCTGGTGGAGCACAGTGTCCATGTTTATGAGCGCCTGAGCGCCCTGAAAGAAAGCGAGTGGAACTTTCACCCGGATATGGACCTGTCCGATGAATCCATTGCCATCGTTGGACTCCTGCACGACGTTTGCAAGGTAGGAGTGTACCAGCAGGAGCCGAAGAACCAAAAAACTTATGATCCCGGGAAGGTGGCGGTAGCTGATAAGCGCCAAGTCAAACACGATTCCATTGGTGATTTTGTTTGGGAGACTGTCCTCGGGTACAAGTTCGATGACCCCATTCCCTACGGCCACGGCGAGAAGAGCGTATACATCATCTCCAGCTTTATAAAACTGACCCGGGAGGAGGCCATGGCAATCCGCTGGCACATGGGACCGGACGGAGACGGGTGGCGTACAGTCGGAAACGCCTACAACCTGTTCCCCCTGGCAGTCCTGACCCATATTGCTGACCTTCAGGCAACTTATCTGGACGAAGCGGAGGAGGCGGCAAAGTGATGGAGGAGCTGATGAGGGCGGTATCCGCTCTGGTGGATAAAGAATATGAGTGGGCGGCCAAATCCCACGGGGGCGTTGCCGCCTCTCCCCATGAAGGCTATGCGCTCATAAAGGAGGAGGTCGAAGAGGCCGATCAGGAAATGGAGCGTCTGAAGAAGAAGCTGGGCTTCCTGTGGCTGAATGTGAAAAACGATGCTGAGGATATGGTCCAGCGAAACTTCGAGGATATGAAGTCCATGGCTATTGCGGGGGCCTGTGAGCTGATCCAGGTGGCCGCTATGGCGGACAAGGGCGTCGAAGGGATCAGGAAAGGACGTGGGGAGAAATGCTGACTACCTTCCGCGTTATGCTGCTGGTGTTTCTGGCAATCGCCTTTTTCGGGTGCATCGGCGGCAACAAAGATGACAAGCGGAATTGCCGATTGTTTTTTGGAGTTGCCGGAGTCCTGTTTGTTCTGAGTTATCTGCCATAATGGAGGGGGAACGATATGAAAGCAATCACTATCTGGCAGCCCTGGGCTTCGCTGCTGGCCTGTGGCGCAAAGCAATTTGAAACCCGATCGTGGGCAACGACCTATCGCGGGCCTATTGCCATCCATGCTGCTAAGAAGGATGTCTTTGACTCCCTGGCGCTGATCCCGATTCCTGTGGCGCTGGAGATGAAAATGCTGATTGGCGCTGAGTGGAAGGACCTGCCAACTGGCGCAGTCATCGCTACTGCGGAGTTGGTGAATGTGTGGCATACCGTCCTAAATCCTGGGCAAGGTAACGGGGCCCATAAAATCGGAGCAGAGGACCGGTCGGAGAATTATATCATCCCATCCGAGATAGAGCTTGCGTTCGGCGACTGGACTCCCGACCGGTATGCGTGGGAGTTGGCGAACGTGAAGCCCATTCCTCCGGTTCCGGCCAAGGGGAAGCAGGGGCTGTGGGAATGGGACGGGAGTGGCCGGAATGGATAAGCGACCAGCCTACAAAACTTTCGCTATTCCAAATACCCCAAAGCAAAGGGAAATCATGGTCCCCAGCAGCCGCCTATATGTGTGCCCTTCGTGCCACAATGCGGATCATCCGCCCGGGGCCCGCTTCTGCTACATCTGCGGTATGGGCTTCCCTCTGAGCATACAGCCCAAGAGCGAAAACTGAACAACACGTTGCGGGGCCTGGGGCTACTCCAGACCCCGTAAACAGGCATCGTAAGGAGGATACCATTGTGAGTGAAATGACCAATAGTAACGCCGTTGCCACCAAGGTACAGTGTTTTGCCGGGCGGCTCCAGGACTTCAAGGAACAGGAGGCGGGCGGCGCCCCGGTAGCCTCCGTTGAGTGCAGTATCGTCGCGGACGTGGCGTGTGGAACCGTTACCTTCCACGCCACCGGCAAGGATGTTGTCATCGCGGTCCGCTTCGATGAGCTCCTGGAGATCATGGCTGAAGGTGTGGTCCTCAGCCACCAGATCAACGACGCCGCCACGCCTGGAGGTGAGGGCGATGGGCAGCAGTAAGAAGGGACGGACCGCACCTTCCCTGACGGCCGATCAGAGGAAGGAGATCGTCGGTCTGGCCGTCGCCGCCGGTATTAAGGCGCACCGGGATGAGGCCACCCGGCACAGGAAGGAAATCTATGATAAGCGGCTCCACAACACCAAGCTGCTGATGAAGAATTACCGCGACCTGAAGGAACACGCCGACAATGCGGTGTTCGACGCCTCCACCGCTGAGGATGAGGATGTCTATGAGATTTTGAACCTGATGAGCGAGTGGGTCCGGGAAGAGGCTTCCACCGTGGACAGCATCAAAAAGAGCGCCGCCCGGACAAGGCTCATCATGGATCACATCAACGAAATGCTCCAGATTTATCAAGCGGCCTGTGAGCGGTCCAAGAGGCCGGAGGATACGCGCCGGTACGGTGTTCTCTATGACTACTACATCAGCCCGGAAAATCTGAGCCTGGAGGAAATCGCAGAGAAATACAGTGTGGACACCCGGACGATCTATCGGGATATACGGGACGCCACCGCCAGGATCACCGCGCTTCTGTTCGGGGTGGACGGCATTTTCAAGTAGCATGGCAAAAACCTGTCATTTACATGAGAAAACCCGTGTGGTAGTATCGTAGTGTCATAAGTTCTCTCCCTTCTTTTTTTGTCACGCGATTACCAAAAGGCAATCGCAACCGCTCGGGATGGGCAGCTCGGTAATTTCACCGGGCTGCCCATTCTATTTTCTACGGAGGTACACACATGGAAATTGTGATGAAGCGCACAGCAGACATCAAGCCGTACCCCGGAAACCCCCGGGACAATGATAATGCGGTCCCCTACATCGCGGAGAGCATCAAGCAGTTCGGCTTCCGGGTCCCCATCGTTCTGGACCCTGACGGGGTGATCGTGTGCGGACACACTCGCTGGAAGGCCGCGCAGAAACTCGGGATCGAGGAGGTCCCCACCGTCGGCGTGGATGACCTGACCCCTGAACAGATCAAAGCCTTCCGGCTGGCCGACAACAAATCCGCTGAACAGGCAACATGGAATCTCCCGAAGCTGGACCTGGAGCTCCTGGACCTTCCTATGTTCGATATGTCCCTGTTTGGCTTCCCCTCTGAAGAGGTGAAGAAGGAGGCCAAGAAGTCCGGCGGGACCGGGATGGAGTCCATGGAGCTGAAAGCCTTCGAGCACCACGACTACCTGGTGTTCGTCTTTGACAATCAGATGGATTGGCTGAACGCGGTCAACGCCTTCGGCATCCACAAGGTCAACGCCGGATACGGCACAACAAAGAAAGTGGGGGTGGGCAGAGTTGTCAACGGAAAGAGACTGCTTGAACTATTACAACATCAAGTTGCTGATCCTGAGCCGGGGGCGCAGTCAGACGATCACGACAACGGAAATCCTTCCTGACTTCGTAGAGGTACTGGTCCCCGAGTCCGAGGAGGCCGCATACCGGGCCGCCGTGAAGAACCCGATCCTGACCATCCCGGACAGCGTGATTGGCCTGGGACGGGTCCGAAATTGGGTCCTCCAGCACTTTGATGAGCGGATCATTGTGATGATTGATGATGACCTGATCCGGCTCTACTGCCTGACGGCGAAAAAGGCGAGGCCCATCACGGACCCTGAAGAAATCACCCAGGTCATCATCAACGCGGCAGTCATGGCGGATGACGCCGGGCTTCACTGTTTCGGTTTCTCCCAAACGGACATCCGCAAATTCAATGGCTGCGAACCCTTCAAGCTGACCGGCTGGGTTGGGGGCGTGATCGGGGTTATCGGTCGGCAGTACACCTTCAGGGATGACAAGTACAAGGTGGACATCGACTTCTGCATGAAGAATATGCTTGTGGACCGCATCCTGTGGATTGATGACCGCTACTGCTTCTACCAGCTTCGGGACAACAACGTGGGCGGCAACAGCGCCTTCCGCACTCAGGAAGAGTATGAGGCGTCCACGGAATCCCTGGTGCAGAAATGGAGGGGCTACCTGACCAAATCCACACACGCATCTCAGGTCTTTCTCAGGACCAAAGTTAAAAGAAAGCAGGATATTAAATTATGAGTAAAATTTTGATTATCGGCCACGGGACCGTCGGCCACAACCTGGAGCGGGAAATCGCCGCCCTCCAGCCGGACATCTTCGACAAGTACAAGCCGGATGAGAACACCCGCCAGGACGGGGAGCGGTATGACGCGGCCTTCGTCTGCGTTGATACCCCCTACATCCCCGGAGAGTGCGTCTGCGACACCCGCGAGGTGGAGAACGCCATCCTGGAGAACGAGGCTGACATTTTTGTGGTGAAGTCCACCGTCCTCCCCGGGACCGTGGATCATCTGAAGGAAGTCACCGGGAAAACCGTCATCTTCTCCCCGGAGTATTACGGCGGTACCCAGCATTGTAATAACTTCGACTTCCCCTTCACGATCCTGGGCGGCCATCGGGACGCCTGCCTGAAAGTCCAGCAAATCCTTCAGCGGGTCTATGATGGGCGGCATACCTTCAGGATCACCGACGCCAAGACGGCCGAGCTGGCAAAATACATGGAGAACGCCTTCCTCGCCACCAAGGTGAGCTTCTGCACTCAGTTTTGGGCCACGGCCAGACAGATCGGTGTATCCTATGAGGAGCTGAGGGAGCTCTTCACTCTGGACCCCCGCGTGGGGAAATCCCACACCTTCGTTTACGATGAGACCCCGTTCTGGAGCTCCCACTGTCTGGACAAGGACGTGCCCGCCATCGCGGAGACCTTCGAGATGCCCTTCCTTCTCTCCGTCATCGAGTTCAATGAGAGGATGAAGGGAAAAGATATTGTTTCGTGAACTATCGGTAAATATTTAGTGAACGTAAACGAAAACGCTTCCCGTAGGCGGACCGTCTGTGATATACTATGGACATAACCTGAACGGAGGGGATCAGTCTATGGGATATGATTTGAGAACACAGCGAGGCTATGACTTCTATGAAGTGGCCTCCGCCCTGCAAAAATCTATCAGGCGGGGCGATGTAAAACTGGCGGGCTATATGGCCCTGGAGCTTTTCCCGAAGTACGCGGAATACTGCTGGAAGCGGCTCCTCACGGTATCGGCTGAAGATTGTCACGGTTTGGTGACGCAGGAGATCAAGGCTCTTTATGATTCGTTCCACGTTGTAAACAAGGGCAAGCGTGGCGACGATCTGAAGGGCCGTATTTTTATCTCCAAAGCGGTCATCATCCTGTGCACCTGCGGCCACAGCCGGGACGCCGACGTGCTCTCCAACTACATCTACGACAAAAAGCAGCTCTTGTCCGATGAGGAAATCGAGAGGGCCTTCCAGGAGGTCCGCGCTGGCCGGATGGATGTTCCTGAGTACGTCTTTGACTGCCACACCCGCAAGGGGAAGGCTATGGGTAAGACCAAGCAACAGTTCTTCCGGGAAGAGGAAAACGCCCTGGCAAATAAGCAAATCAGCTTGTTTGAGGGGGTCCAGTTCTGACTCCAGCGGTGCAAAATCAAACGGGGAGCGGTCGCCTGAACGGGCGGCCGCTTCCTCTTTTTCTGCAAAGATGGTGGTGAGATGCCAAATGAGAAAAACCTGATCCCATTTAACGAGCGAACAGAGAGCGAACAGAGGGCGATCCAGTCCAAAGGGGGGAAGGCCAGCGGGGCCTCCAGACGCAGGAAACGGGACATGGCGAAGGCTATGAAGATGCTCCTGGATATGCCAGCGATGGAGGGTACAGACGCCTACCTGAAAAAGATGGGTGTTGACGAAAGAGACCTGACCAATCAGATGGCTTTGCTCTCTGCGATGCTGGTGAAGGCCATGACCGGGGACACCCGGGCGGCTGAGTTCGTTCGGGATACCGCTGGATACAATCCCAAGATCAAGCTGGAGGAAAAGCGGTTCGAGGCCGAGCAGGAGGCCGGCAGCGGCGGGACCGATGTTGTGAGTGACTGGATCAATGCGATCCCCGATGTCACTACTGAGGATGGAGGCGAGGACCCCGATGGCACAGATGACCAAGGCACAGGCGAAGAGGAAGAAAAACCGTGACTTCTTCAACCGCCGCGTCCCCCTCTACCAAAAGGACCCGGTTCTGTACGCCAGGGAAGTCCTCCTATTTGAGCCCGACCAATGGCAACAGGACGTTCTCCGTGATCTGGCCGAGGCTCCCTGGGTAACGGTACGATCCGGCCAGGGCGTCGGTAAGACCGGCGTTGAAGCCGTGGCCCTTCTCTGGTTCCTGACCTGTTTCCGGTTCCCTCGCGTGGTTGCAACCGCCCCCACCCGCCAACAGCTCCACGACGTTCTCTGGAGCGAGGTTGAAAAGTGGCGGTCCAACAGTCCCTTGCTCCGAGAGCTCCTGAAGTGGACGAAAACCTATGTCTACATGAAGGGGTTTGAGAAGCGGTGGTTTGCCGTGGCCCGTACAGCCTCCAAGCCTGAGAATATGCAGGGCTTTCACGAAGATAATATGTTGTTCATCGTGGATGAGGCGTCCGGCGTGGAAGATGAGATCATGGAGGCAATCCTGGGCACTCTCTCTGGTGCCAATAACAGGCTCCTGATGTGCGGGAACCCTACCAGGACATCCGGGACCTTCTATGACAGCCACACGGCCAACAGGGGCCTTTACAGGTGCCACAAGGTATCTTCCCTGGACAGCTCCCGAACCAACAAAACCACGATCAATGCCCTGATCCGCAAGTATGGCGAGAAGAGCAACGTGGTCCAGGTCCGGGTGTTCGGGAACTTCCCCTCGCAGGAGGATGACGTGTTTATCCCCCTGACCCTGGTGGAGAAATCCATCGCCCTGGACCTGGAGGCCCCCATCACCAGGATCAGCCTGGGAGTGGACGTGGCCCGGTATGGTGATGATGAGACCGTCATCGCTCAGAACGTGGGCGGCGTCACCACTCTCCCCATCATCCGCCGGGGCCAAAACCTCATGCGGACGGTGGGGGATATTGTTCTCCAGTACCGGAAACTCCTGTCCGACTACCCGAAGTACCGGGGCCGCATCTATGTCAACATCGACGATACCGGCCTGGGCGGAGGGGTTACGGACCGGCTGGCCGAGGTGAAGCGAGAGCAACACCTATCCAGACTGGAGATCATCCCCGTCAACTTCGGCGCCAAAGTCCCCGATCAGGACGCGGCGGCCTACTTCGCGGACATCACTTCCTATATGTGGTCCATCATCCGGGACACCATGGAGGCCGGGCGGCTGAAGCTACCCAATGACACTGAACTGGTGGCCCAGCTATCTGTTCGCAAATACACCGTGACCAGCGGCGGCAAAATCCAACTGGAGAGCAAAAAGGAAATGAAGAAGCGCAGCATCGACTCGCCCGACCGGGCGGACGCTGTTGCGCTGACTTGCTTCGTGAAGAAGATTTTCGACGCGGCAAGCCTGACATCCTGACAATGAGAGGTGAGAAGATATGTTCGACTATAAGAGCGCGGCTGAGATCAACAGATACCAACAAATGCTCCGCATTGAGGCTGGCCGGAACGCGCTGGACCGGATCAACGGAAAAACCAAGCAGCTCCGCCAGGATGGGTATGTGAACCTGTTGAATAAGTACGGCACCGCCCAGGACAACTCGACCGCCTACTCATACACTCCAGAAGGCCCGGTATCCGACATGGACCTAACAGAGATGTATCAGGATGGCGGCCTATTCTCAAAGATCATCGACGCCCCTGCTGAAGAGGCGGTGAAGAAGGGCTTCGAGACTGGAGTGACCGATGACAAAGCCGAGGAGTACATCCAGGACACATTGGCATGGCTGGAGTGGGATGAGAGCATCGCCACGGCCATCAAGTGGTCCCGGCTCTATGGTGGCTCCATCGCGGTGATGATGATTGATGACGGCCGGGGGCTGGATGAGCCCCTGGACCTGGGCGCGGTCAGGGGGATTGAGGAGCTGCGGGTGTATGACCGGAGTATCGCCATCCCTGACTACAACAGCATCTACCGCATAGAACCCCCGGCGGAGGGTGGGAGGAACCGCTACCGCCACCGATTCCTTCAGCCTGAGTTTTATGACGTGTCCAGCATCTACGGCAGCTTCCGCGTCCATGAAAGCCGGTGCCTGGTGTTCCGAAACGGGAAAGTGCCTGAACGGTCCACCATGACGCAGTACCGGCATTGGGGCATCCCTGAATACATCCGCATCAGGAAGGAGCTCCGGGAGGCCATCACCGCGCCGTCCTATGCGGTGAAGATGCTGGAGAAATGCGTCCAGGCCATCTATGGCATGAAGAACCTGGCCGACCTCCTATCCACCGACGAAGGGGAGGATACGGTACTGAGGCGGCTCCAGGTGATCGACATGGCCCGGAACTTCCTGAACTCCATCGCCATCGACGCAGACGGCGAGACCTACGACTTCAAGAGTATGCCACTGGCCGGGGTTAAGGATATTGTGGAGACCACCTTTGCCACCATCTCTTCTGTCACCAACATCCCGCAGACCGTTCTCTTCGGCCGATCCCCTGCTGGCGAGAACTCCACCGGCGAGGGAGACATGGAGAACTGGTACAGCTATATCGAGCGTAACCAGAAGGTCCAGGTGGTGCCGAACCTGAAATATCTGTTGGACATCATCGTGAAGGCCGGCATGGCCCAGGGTTATATCACTGAGGACCCGAAGCCCAAGCTGGAGATGAACCCCCTGTGGTCCCTCAGTGAGGTGGAGCAGGCAAATGTGGATCAGGTCAAGGCAAACACCGCCCAGGTCAAGGCTGCCACCGCTCAGATGTATGTGGATATGCAGGTGGTCGGGCCGGAGGAGGTCCGCCGGGGCCTGGCAAAGGAGGGCACGCTCGACATCGACACGCTCCTGGACGATGAGCCCGAGGATGAGACATGGGGGCTGGGTCCTGATGCAATTTACGACCCCGCACTCCAGGTAACAGCCGAGAACCCCCAAGGAAAGCTCACAGAAGCTCAGGGAACGTCGCAACCGGGACAGATGAACAACAACCCTACCCAGCAACAGAACGTCGCTGACGGCGATCCTACGGCCGAACAGGGTGGAGGGAAATTGAACGGTGCCGGGGTAATCGTGGTCAAGGACGGCTACGTTCTGATCGGGCGGAGAAAGTCTGACTTCTGCCCAGGAACTATCTGCGGCCCTGGCGGCCACATTGAACCCGGGGAGACCTCCAGACAGGCGGCGGCCCGGGAGGCCCTGGAAGAGTTCGGGATCACCATTGACCCGGCGGACCTGATCCTGCTGGGCGTAGACGATACTCTTCCGTCTGAGTTCGGGGGAACGGCCTTCTACCTGACCACGAAGTTTGCCGGGGACCCGTCCTGTGATGAGGGTGAGATGACCGGTGCACAGTTCGCCAACGCCGCCGAGCTCATGGAGCGGCCCGAGGGGCTGTTCCCCCCGTTTGCCGCGTCCCTGAACCTCCTTGCCCAGGTCCTCAAAAACGAAGGCTGACGGAAAACCGCCAGCCCTTTTTATCCCCTGCGATTGCTTTTTGGTAAGTGATTATTGCTTTTCGGGAAGAAAGTTATAATATCGGTGAATGGTATTCCCGTAAGGTAATTGTCTGTGATATAACATGAGCATCCAGCAGGGGGCAAAAGAAAAGCCCCCACCGGCGGAAACGGTGGAGGCCCTTCTGGTGCGGAGACAATCAATCTACGGTAAGATGATTGTACCACTCCGCCCCGGAAAGGTCAACACGAAAATTTACTGAAGGAGTGGTGAAGGTGTTGACCAAAGACAAAACCATGGCGACCATCCAGGCCGAGGCGCTTGCCTACATGATCTGCGAGACCTTCTTTGATGGCAGCGACTCTACGGGCCAGGAGAGGTTGAGCGGACGGCTGGAGGCGTCCTTGTACCTGTTGAGCGATCTCTTGAAGGTCGCGGTGAACGGGGGTGCCAAGGGATGATCTACAACAACCGCGAAGTCAACTGCAAGACGTTCTCCAGCAAGCAGGACTGGAAGATCAGGGTGGTATTCGATGAGCGCGGGGAACCGTTCTTCTGTGCCCGGGACGTGGCAACCAGTATGGGCTATGAGGAGCCGGGGAAGGCTGTGGGCCGGAGCAAACTGGAGAAGGTTCCCATGTTGCTCCCCTGGCAGAGCGGCCACCGGAAGGGGTGTAGCGAGAACTATTGTTTCAGCGCGGATACCATGTTGGCCTTCATCAAGGGCGCATCCATCCGCCTGAAGCCCGGATTCATCCAGTGGATCAAGGATGAGGTCATCCCCGGGGCGCGGGCCGAGGGCGTACCGGCGAAACCCGCCACCAGGCCGGAGCCCGGGGCGGACCATCGGACGGCGGCGACTGACCCGATCCAGACCAGCGGGAGCATCGCACAGCGGATCGACGAAATCATCTTCGAGCTGATGTTGCTCAAAAAGACCCTGGCATAATAGAACACCCACAGAGAGGGGCTGCTTCGGCAGTCCCTTTTTTTCATTGGAGGTGATGGGCGTGGACCAGCGAGAGATCATCCAGAAGGCCGTCAAGGGCAAATTCAAGGGCCACCAGACCCTCAATGCAAAGGTCCCCCTAAAATACCCCGCCGCCCTGGAACGGCAGTACAAGGGCATCACAGACGCCTACATGAAGATCGTGAACCAGGTAGTATCCGAGCACCTTCCCAAAATCAAGGAGGCCGCCGCCGCTGAGAAGGCAAGCGCCCCCCGGGCGGATGGTATCAACGATCTAATGGCGACGATCCAATCTGTTTTCAGCGTCATGGGGGAGGACCTGGAGAAGCGGCTGGATGAGTTCAACATCTATGCCAAGCTGAAGGAGCTCTCCGAACTCACCACCAAGCTGAGTATCCGACAATGGAAACGGGTGGTCAGTGAGACCCTGGGGCTGGACATCTTCGACGATTATTATTCGGGCCAGTTCTACCAGGAAATGCTCGACTATTGGGTGAGCCAGAATGTGGGGCTGATAAAGACGATCCCTCAAAGCACCCTGGGCGAGATGCGGGAGATTGTCTATGAGGGCTACCGCAACGGCAGGACCACCACGGCGATCCTGAAGGAGATACAGCGTACCTACTCCGTGAACAAGAAACACGCCCGGCTGATTGCCCGGGATCAAATGGCAAAGCTGAACGCGGACCTTACAAAGCGCCAGCAGACCGACGCTGGGGTGGAGGAGTACAAATGGTCTGACTCCAGGGATGGCCGAGTGAGGCCACGACACAAGCACCTGAACGGAAAAACATTCCGGTGGGATGACCCGCCGGTGGTAGATACAAAAACAGGAAGAAGGGCACACCCGGGCGAGGACTACCAATGCCGGTGTGTCGCGCTTCCTGTTTTTAATATTTCAACCCTGAACATCCCCGCGAACCCGAAAAAGTGAGGTGATTGACGTGAAGAAGTTCCTGACCCTGTGACGGATGGGCACAACACAATTCCATGAAAGGAGGTAGACCAAATGCCCGGTTCTGAAATTAGGGCTCTCTGCAACCAGATTGCCGTGGAGGCGAAAGCGATCTCCGAAGGCTCCGACGATGTTGCCGGCCTTCGGGCCAGCCTTGCGGCTGAGGGCGGCGGCGGTGCCACGTCCCAGGTGGCTGACCACCTGGCAAACCTCGGTATCCAGCATCTCGAAAACCTTCAGCAGCTTGTGATCCTGTTGACTTCCACCATGACGGCGGCCATGCCGCAGGATGAGGGGGAAGGCGAGGGGAGCGGAGGTGACGGTGGGAAGTGAGCACCCCTAAGCTGAAAACCGTGTACCGGCTCGACAGCGTTCCGCTGAGTGCGACCTACTGGACCCGTGAGGGATACCTGAAGGATGAACCCATCGTTACCTCGGTGGGCATCTTCGAGTACCTGAATGAGGATGGGACCAGGCGCCGGGAACTCCGGCTCCCTGAGCACGTTTTCGATCCCGCCAGCCTTGCGAGTTATGAGGGCAAACCTGTCATCATCACCCATGACGCTGGAGAGGTGGACAAGAACAACGTCCAGCAGGAGATCATCGGCACCATCCTATCCCCTGGCATCCAGGACGGCGAGGATGTGCGGGCCCGAATTGTCATCCACAACACCGACGCCATGAAGCGGAGCGGCCTGAAGGAGCTTTCCCTGGGCTACTCCCTGGACCTGGACGAAACCCCCGGCGTCTGGAACGGCCAGCCCTATGACGCGATCCAGACGAACATTCGCATCAATCACCTTGCCCTGGTGAAAAGCGCCAGGGCTGGAGATCAAGCGCGGCTGAACATTGACGGCCGCGACACCAAAAAAGGAGTGAAGGTTATGAAGAACAAGAAGAACCGCAAAGACGGCGGCCCCCTGACCCCCGAGGAGATGGAACAGGCTATTGCTGAGTTCCAGGCCCGCAAGCAGGCCAGGGCCGCCGCTGCTACGCCCAACGGTGATGAGGGCCCCGGTGAGCCCCCGGCGGCTCCCCCTGCCGCTGCCCCCGCTGCCCCCGGCGAGGAGAAGAAGGATGAGGGTGCCGATCCCATGGAGCAGGTCCAGATGGTGAAGGACCGGCGCGACCGCCGGGACGCTGACGGCGACCCCGCCGATCAGCAGGGGTGCATGGCTACCATCGCTCAGATGGATGAGGACATCGACACCCTGTTGGGAGTCATCGACGCCCTTCAGGCTCAGAACGACTTCGCCGGTGATGAGGGTGATGAGCCCAAGACCGACGGCGATGACGATGAGCCCAAGGCCGACGGTGACGATGACAAGGGCAGCTCCGTCAACGCTGACAGCATTGATGCCATCGTTCGGGAGCGTGTCAAGCTGATCCGCATGGGCGAGAAGCTGAACCTGGACGGCATCGACACCATGAGCGCCCGGGACGCCAAGAAGGCCATCATCAAGGCTGTGCGGCCTGGTATGCGACTGGACGGCAAGAGCGACGCCTACCTGAAGGCGGCCTTCGACATGGCTGCGGATGAGGTGGAGGGCATGAGGAAGAGCGCCAACTATCAGCGCCAGCAGATGCTCTCCGGCGGCACCCATACCCGCACCGATGGCAAGCAGACCGGCGGCGCCGCTGCCCACCGCCAGCAGATGATCGAAAATCAGAATGGAGGTAAGAAGTAATGAGCCTGTGGACTGAATACTCCCAGCAGACCCCCAAGGGTACTGCCGGTTCCCTGTTCGACCTGACCGTTCACACCGTCGATTCCTTCCGCAACACGGAGGCCGACGGTGTTCTGCTCCCCGGCGTCGGTGTGGTGCATGGCCCCAACCCCGGCGCGGACATCGCCCTGCCCGCTGAGGGCGCGACGGCGGATAAGTTCGTGGGCGTCGTGATGTACGGCGGCTCCAACGAGCTGGACATGAAGAACAACCTCATCATCCCCAACGGCTACCAGGTCAGCGTCATGCGGCATGGCCGCGTGTGGGTGAAGATGGCGGAGGGCGATGAGCCCAGCTATGGTGATCCCGTGTACCTGGTGACTGGCGACGATGGGGCCGGCCGCTTCACCACCGACGCTGAGGGCGGCGGCATCCCGATCAACGCCCGGATCATCGAGGTCGGGTCCAACGGCCTGGCCGCGATTGAGCTGTATAACCAGATGAGCACCGCCACCGCCGGCGGCAACGCTTAAAAGGAGGATTTGACGATGGACAAGATCATTCGCTATGACGCCAACAACCCGTCTGATTTCTACGATCAGGCGGACTTCCTGGCGCTGAAGAACTCCAACATCCCCGCCACGCTGGCGGGTTCCCCCGGTATGCGCTTCGACAGCGCGGATGCGGCGGCGGTGTTCTTCGCCCGGGAGCTGGACTACATCAAGTCCAAGACCTACGACAAGCAGTATCCCGAGTTTACCGCCCTGAAAATGTTCCCCGTGACCCATGAGGTCCCGGAGGGGGCCGAGAGCTTCACTTACTACGGCTACGAAAAGACCGGCTTCGCCAAGATCATCAGCAACTACGCGACGGACCTTCCCCGCGTGGACATCAAGGGTGAGGCCAAGACCGGCTATGTGAAGGGCATCGGTGATTCCTTCGGCTACAACATCCAGGAGATGCGGGCCGCCCGTCTGGCCGGTAAGTCCCTGGATACCCGCCGGGGCGAGTCCGCCCGCTACCACATCGACCTCCTGACCAACACGCTGGCCTGGCGCGGTGACAAGGCCAACAAGCTGATCGGCGTCCTGTCCGATGACAACGGCATCCCTGTCATGGCCCTGACCCCCGGCGCCGCCTCCAAGGAAACCTCCTGGAGCAAGAAGCAGGCCGATGAGATCATCGAGGATGTGAAGGACGCCCTCACGCTGATGGATGACACCACCCAGCACGTCGAGGTCCCTGATACCTTCGGTATGCCCAGCGACGTTTACACCGCCCTGAGCCTCCGCCGGATCGAGGGCACCGATGTCTCCGTCCTGAAGTACCTGAAGGACAATCTCCCCGAGCTGGAGTTCAAGCCCTGCCCCGAGCTGAACAGCACCGCCGTCGTGACCAACCCCTACGCCGCGAAGAAGGGCTCCGCCACCCCGGGCCAGGGTGTCGGTATTCTCTACAAGTACGACGCCGACAAGCTCTCCATCGAGATTCCCATGCCCTTCCTCCAGCATCCCGCTCAGAACGACAACCTGGAGGTTAAAATCCCCTGCGAGTCCCGCGTCGCTGGCGCGGTCATCTACTACCCCATGTCCGCGCTGATTATCGTGGGCCTGTAAGAAAGGAGCGGAGAACAACATGAAGGTCAAAAACACAAGTTCCAAGATCGTCCACATCGGGGCGGTTACGATCCTCCCTGATGAGGTGGAGACCGTGGATGATTCCCTGAAGAGCGCCCCGGTCGTGTCCATCTTCATCAAGCGCGGTGACATCCAGATCGTCACCGGGAAGTCTGCGGGGAAGGGCGCCGGGAAGGCTGGGAAAGGCGGCAAGGGGGCACCCGCTGGCGGTGGCGATACCGAGGACCCCCAGGGCGACGGAAGCCAGGAGAACGGCGGAGAAGGCCAGTCTGAGGGCGAGTCCGAGGGCGAGTAAGAAGGAGGGATCAACATGGCACAGCTCAACCCGTTGAAAACCTTCCGCCTGATTGCCCCCGAGTTCAAGGATGTGAAGGACTCCGAGGTGCGGGGGATGCTGGAGCTCTGTGAACCCCTGGTGAGCAAGAAACGCTTTGGCCGGGTTTATAACCAGGCTCTCGCGCTTCTTGCCGCCCACCGCCTGAAGCTGGCCGGAAAGGGCGAAAATCCCCTGGCCGCTGGCGGCTCTTCGATGGTCAATGCTGCATCCGGCTTTGGGCTGGCGAGTGTATCTGAGGGCAGTACCAGCGTATCGTTCAACACCGCGAACATGAACACCAATGACGATAGCTGGTACGCCCTCACCTCA